ACTCCCCCCACCTTACGGTGTTATGAGTCCACACTGGCTTGACTAGCCAGCAGAGTACAATAATCACTTTACCAAACTGCCCTTTCGGGGCATTAATGAAAGCGTCGTCTCAATATTTCAGAGAGATCACAATCATGATTTGGTGTCGTAATTAGTATATGTTAGTCCCGTCTGCCCCGGTCATCGTTCTCATATCATGAGCAGTCCGCATAATATTTGCGTCTAACTTACGATAGAAGATACCGAATTCTTTGGCAGCTTTCCGGTCGTTATCAACTCCCCATTTAAGGAGAGCTGGAACAATCTGCGGACTACGTTCAGCTATCATTTTGATATCATCCCATGAACCTGATCTACTCGAAAATAGAAAGGACATTTCTAACTTTATTTCCTCTTCCGCCCGAAGGTGGTCGCGTAAATAAAGGTAGAATGCTGGATTTAACCAAAGTGAAGTCAACTCTATGAATCTAAGAGTTTTAGTTTTAACACCAGTGATACGATGGCAAGTTCGTAAGAACTTATCATTGTTTTCACCGTTGGTCTTTATTGTATCTCGTAATTCAGCTATAAGAGTCTGTAATAGACCATTATAAAATGAATAACGGATCAACATTGGTTCGTTTAACAACCCATAAGAACACCAACTCAACACTCGCGTGTCAAGTTGGCTTTGGGGATGAAAGCAACCAGTGAGACCAAACATGGTATTTAAAGCTAATGCCATATGCTGAGTATAAGTACCCGGCATTTGCGGCAATAGATTCAAAACAGAGCCTGGATTATCCAAATAACCCTTGCTATGAGCTTCATACAATAGACTACCCAATGCTGCGTTATTTCTCTTACAGTTCAGGATATTTCCTGGACCTAAAGGTGAAATCTCGCCATAAGGAGTTAACCAACGTTTAGCAAACTCAACCACATCATATGATATGATTGACTTACTAGTATTGATTTGTACTCCTAATGTTTCCATTAAGTGTACATATACGGAAGCAACTCTATCGTTATTAATAACAATATCGTCACCCAGTATACAGTACTGTTTAAAAGTATTAACTTTGAAACCACACTGAACTGCGGCAATTTGAACTATAACATGATGTGTTACAGCCAACATCGCCCAACTCGAGTAGGCTCCCATAGGTTGACCAACAGCGTACTTGATATATTGTTCTTCACGAACTTTATATAAAGACCCTGTTTTCAGGTAATTTGAGATAAACTTATCACTAAGTTTATGCAATTCACCTGGAATGGCCCAAGGAAAATTTAGTAATCGAGACCATAGATCTCCTCTAACGCCTAAGGCATTAAGTATATCTACCTGTAAGGTTAAGGGAAGACGATCTGTTGCCGATGATAAATCGAAGCATGAGAATTTGTATCTAGGATCCCTTTCTTTGTATAAACGAAGAAGAGGAGCTCCTTGATCAAAAGTTCCATCAACATGCGATACTTTACGTAAAGCATTAAAGATAGAATCATGCAGCGGTTTCAAAGCAAGTTGAATCCACCAGTTAGTTATTGCAACTATTCTGGCTTTTCCAGCTTGATCATAAACAACGGAAAGTTTACCCATTCTCAAAGGAGCAATCACACCCAAAGTTCTTGCTAGGATATAAACTGGTCCATACAATATAATTATTGTTAAGAACAGTGCTAAATACTGAAAACTTCTCGTTAAAAGAGCAATTTGCACAAAAGTGACAAATTGTCTTGGATACTCAATAAACGCTAATGCGTCGATTGTAGCACCCCACGTAGAAAACTTCGTATTTGGTCCAGCAGCTTCGGAAATGAAACCTCTAAATGATGAGAACTTTATAGCCCGTAAATCTAACATCTTTAAGGCTTTACTTATCCTTAAGCAAGGAAAAGTGGATGCCAAACCATCAAAAGGTCGAATAATCGATCCAAGATCAGGTTTAACAGGCACCTTAAAGACACGGTATACGGAAAGTATACAAAGTGTAACTCTAACTATACCGATATTCTTAGAGGGGTCTCGAAAGACCTTTCTAAGTGATAAAGGAATTATAGTTGGAAGGCCGGTCGAGTCTCTCTTAACTCGAGGAATTGAATTATTCCAAGAAGCTTCAGGTTGACCCGAGAGAGCACGTATTGTAAGACGAACTACCTCCTTTAAATAAAGGAAGCAGAACGTCCATCCACTTGTTTCGACAAGTTTAACAATACGACTATTTAGCAGTTTTAGGGCGCTAACTACACCTTTTGACGACGTGATTATTGTTGGTAGACGGTAAAATGATTTCAACTCATTAAGAGTTATAAATTCCTTTTTCGCTACCTTCGATTGCCGCAATAGGTTAAGTATATTAAATATTTTAGTAGCTTAATTTTATTAAGGTAATCGGCGTAATACGTTCTCTCAATTGGTCGTAGAATGAGCTGCTAACACACTCTTTACGTTCCAAGTTGCGACACTTGAAATTGATACACTTAGTATTGCACCCGTAGTCTTACTACGATAGCATATCTACATCATACTGATAAGGTATGTGTTGGCTTGACCGTGATTTTACTCACTGGAGGCTAAGGTGGATCTATATGCAGAAGCTCTGGCAACG